TCCCAAGGCATTACAATATCCCCTCTATAATATCAACCCACCGTCTAGGATCTAAGTTCATCCTAGCCCAATCCTTAGCATTTCTCCCCATCTCCTGCCTCAATTTTTCTTTTCTTATAAGAGCTTCTATAGCAGTTTGAAACTCATTGTAATGGACACAGTGGAATCCTGTATCCCCGTGTCTAACTCTATCAAATGTTCCATCTCTAGGCTCAGTAATAACTGGTAATCCTGCTGCCAACGCTTCTGCCACCACTCGTGGATAATTATCCCTCCATAAATTTGAGGTTCTATAGAGGTAGACATGCCCTCTTTCAAGGAATTTATTGACTGGCATAGCGTTCCATTCATGAAAAATCATCCTATTTTCGCTCTTAAAGTGATTTATCAGCTCTTTATGCCCTTCCATAAACTCAAATTGGATATTTTTGAACTTTTTGAGCAATCTAGTGTAAAATTTCGTATCTAATTCCTTATCGAAGTGTTTTTGCCAGATATGTATCTTCTCTCCGCGATTTTGTGACTCTTTAGTGACAAATTTACGATAATCACCCACTGAATGTCTTAAAACTACTAAATTTTCGTCTTTTTTACGGTTTTTAGTGCAAATTTCAAGAAATTTGTCTAATTCTATGGCTCCGAAGAGCACAATTTTCTTCAAACCGTTAAAACCGACCTCATCTCGCGTCCATTCATTCATTTTTTCGGTATTTTGGAAGATTACAGCCCTTAATTTACCACTTTTTGACAGCCAATGACACATAGGAAGAGGTCTATTGACGTAATTTATACCAATTATTACATTCGAGCTGTTATTTACTACCGATTCACCATATTCAGCAAACTTTCCAGTACAGTCATTAGCATAAAATAGTAATGGTAATCCTGGTTTCATGTTCTCAGCCATACCATTTTCAAAGGAATGAGGCTGAATTTTGACTTTACTATCGTTATAACTGCTATGAACAGACCCCCAAGGGTGCAAATTCACCTTCCAGTTAGCATCTTGGAGCACTTCTGCTATCTTCAGAAGGCTTTGTTCACCACCACCCTTGGAATTTAAGTTGCCTACTAGGTTAATCTCTTTAACTGAACTAGATGAAACAGGGCTAACAATAGTAGGAAGACCGATACTAATAGGATTAGAAACACTCTCCCCACGCTTTTCATAGCTATAGATATCTCCCTCATAATACTTTTCAATAGCTCTAATAACATCACTAGTCCTTATACCCTCCATACACGCCTGAACAGTCCTGCCATTGCTCTCTATGGGAGTAATGCAGAGACTCTTATTGTGTTTGGGGTCTTTAGGTAGTGGATAAGTCCTAGCTTTCCAACAACCACCATTATCACAACACGTATAGACACCGTTTGAATGCAAAATCTGATGATTAGTATACCATGACCATCCGATAGGCTCTCTACCCCCGAAAATAGATACACAGGGTTTACGCTCTTTCCTATACCTTGGCGGCATAGCAGCAGCCATATGTACGAGCATAGAGGGGCCAGAAACACAACCATCGGCATGATATACTAGAGGGATCAAATCACGGGGTTTCTTGTTGAACTTATCCACAAGATCAATAACATTTCTCAATTTTTCTACTAAAAGGTCAGATTTGCCTATTACTACGAATTTTATAAGCCCTTCAAAGTGGTCTATTACACCCTGGAACTTGCGCCAGTCCCATACCTTAGCAGTACAGTCTCTTTTACCACCAGGAGCGATAACCCAATACTTCTCTATCCCATATGCCTCTTTTATGAGATTGTACTTCTTCTCCTCATCAGTCATGTAAATATCACCACGCTGACGAGCAAATCTCTTACAAAATTCTCTATACTTGTTGTTTAACGCAATAAAAGGCTCTCTAGCTTCAGGATTCTTGTCAGGATTGCCTAAATTCTTATCCCCTACCGCTCCATTGGCAAATGCAGCACAAAATTCACCTAGAGGCAATGGTAACTTGTTATGCAAGTCAGTAATAGCAATCATGTCAAGCAGGAACATCTGAGTGAAGTGGACGTTCGTATTATTACAAGAACCAATAGCAGGATAGCCAACTTTGTAAAATTCTACACCAGGATCACCTTCTTTGAGTGTTCTATCAAGAAATGGGTTATTTTCCCATAAAAAACCTTGATTACTCTTTACATTTACCCTTATATCTGGAAATAGTAGACAAAAATCCCTAATACCAGCAGTAAACATGATAGCATCACCCATAGCTCTATTATGGCTGAATATTATCTTTCTGGCATTAGGATCTACAATTTTGGGAGTTTCTTCTGCCTTAATTTTCAATTTCAATACCAGACTCCCTAGCTATAGCCAAAATAAACTCTTTCATTAAGAACTTATTATCAACTGGACCATGAACATGTATATGATCACCAGATTTTGTCAAAATCATATGCTCATCTACATGCTTCCTAATTATGCCCTTAATCCTTTTGTGTTCATGATCGCAAAATGGGCATGTGAACATTATTGTCTCCCTAAAATCTCCGTTTTATCATCACTACCTTGGGAAGATCCAAAATAGTAACCATACACATCTTTGAAAGTAGCCAAAAGGCCACCAACGATAGTACCAAACAACATAACAATCTCTTTAGACATCTCAGGTAAATTCCTGATAGCTAATAAGATTATTATACCCATGAATCCCACTGCAACAAACATTGCAAGGAATCCCCTTACGTATTGCTTCCTTTTGACCGAATTATTATTGTTTTCCATGTTAACCCCTAGTTCATTATCATGTAACTTATCTTCTGATCAGCAACAGAACCGATCAGATAGATGCTATTAGCAGGAAAATAGCTGTCTACAGTAAGAGTCTCACTAGCATCGAGTTCATATCCTTTGTCAGCAGTAACTCCAGCATCGCCTACGTATACAAACCCAGCATTACCAGCACTAGCCTTGATTATAACGTATGTTCCCTCCCTAGGGATAGCTACAGCAGTAGTACCTGCTGTCACTACACCAAAATTAAGTGAGTAGTAGTCAAATTCCCTAGATCCTCTAGTGCCTCCCATATCTTTTTCGTAGATTGTAAATCCCACAATAAAAGCAAAAGAAACAAGCAGTATGATAATGAAAGGCAACATCCATAAAGATTTGTGTTCTTTTTCCATACTATCCTCCTAATAAATTACTGGCATTAACCTTTTTCTCATGAGCAAGTCTATTCCCTGTCTACAGAACCATAAGGCCATCACGATATCAGTTGTAGTCCAGAAGGGGTACTCTTTTATCTCATAATAAGCTCTAGTGTATATGTCTGTTTTCTCTTCCTCTACTTTTGGCTCTCCTTCAAATATGAATTTCCACATCCTCTTCTCAAATTCATTTTCCAAAGAACTTAATCCCAATTCTGGATCAGCTTTATTCTTTCCAGTATGAAAACCTTCTATTCTCGCACTCCTCAACCCTGTAAAAGTAGATAATAGCTCAGTAACCAATTCTTGTGTAGCATTATTTTCAGCCATAAACAAATCCACACCATATTCTCTTCTAACCCTCACCATATGCTGCATTAATCGAGCTGGCTCCCTCAAGGCTACAACCTCTGCAAAATACCTCCTTTCTGTTTTCTTATCTACTACAGTAGTAACCATTGCTATACCAGGACGTTTCATGGATGAGTAGTCTATGCCACACACAACAAAACAATCTCTCGTCTTTAATACCCTCTTTATAACGTATTGTCTATCTTCACCAAAATCACAACAATTAGGAAAAGAGGGAAAATACATCTCATCATCTGAATAAGGGATAAGCCTGAAACCACGATTATATGCCCTCTCTCCTAAATCCACCCTTTTCTGCATGAAATAGGCTGGTTCTTTCCAAGGATGTATCTTATATTTCTCTTTTCGGCCCTTTATTGTCTTGGTAACTTCCAATCTAGCAAAATCTTCTGCTACACCTATTGACATCCAAGCCCATTCAGGATTCATTTGTACCCAATTAGCCACGTCTAACTCATGCCAGCGATTCATTAAGATTATAGCAACACCATCTTCTACAAGACGTGGCAACCAAACACTACTGATAACTTCTATGCACTTTTCCCTACCAATAGGTTCTAATACAGCAGTTTTTAAGTCTTGTGGATCATCGAAGATAATAAGATCAGCTCTACCACCAGTAGCAGAACCAAAAATTCCGTATGCTTCTACTGTACCGTCCTTAGAAGCTGACTTACGCGCTACTATGAACTTACTATTTCCCCAAACAGGAGTTCTTTTCACATGGGGAGCTAAACGTTTATAGTCTTCATCAGCGTCAATATACGTCCGTATTGCTCGAACGCGGTCAGAAGCATTATCGTCTGTATTTGAAACTATCTTGATACGTATATTTGTGTTTCTTGCTATTTGCTCAAGGACGTAACCTATTGAAATTTGTTCTGTATTGTGTGTAACAGTAAAATCTTTCAGTAGAAAACGTTTATTCCCATCAACACCAAAACCAAAATACTCTTGCTCACCAATACATTCAATATCAAAACCATAAACCAATGGATTTTTAATTTTTTCCTTATATGGGGCTTTCTTTCTTGTCCTACATGGAATCTGATAAATGTCACCACCTATAACTATCACGTAGTAATTAGTCCCATTAACATCTTTTACTCTATGTGAAACATGAAAACCTAGTGAACGACAAAGAAAAAGAATATCATCTCTCAATCTTAAATACTTCGTAGCAATTTCATAACAAGTA